GCCGACGATCTCATCACTGCCCCAGAACGGCGGCACGGAATCGTCGCGCAGGTGCGTTCTGAAGCGGTTGATGAACTCGACGGCTTTCATGGTGCCTCCCGTCAGCGGAGATCGCTACTGACGTCCTCGAAGGCGGCGTCAGCTTCCTCGCGTGTCACTGGGAAGCCGACCTTCGATTTCAGGCGAAGGAGATTCGGCTTGCCGTCAGCGGTGAAGTCGTCTTTGTCGCCACCCTTGATCATTGCCTCGAGGGTTTCGCGCAGCGCGAGTTGGCGATTGAAGGCCTGGGTGCGGATTTCGGCCGAACCTTCGTCGGTAAGCACCGCACCACGGGCCATGGCTTCACGGTGGAACATGGAAGGAACTTCGATACCGTCCTCGTCGGCCGGAATGACAATCGTGTGGCCAGACGTGAGGGCAACGGCCAATGGTTCATTGGTGGGGGAGCGGAATTTCACTTTGATTTCCTTCGAAAAAAGTGCCCCGCAGCACCAGGCTGCGAGGGCAAAGTGGGCCACTAGAGCCCGACCACTGAGAAACGGTTCAACCCTGGGTGAAGGCCGAGCGACCTTCAACGAAGTACTGGATCGTGATGCGCGCACTGCCCGCGGTTGCGGCTGCGCCCGTCTGCGCGACCAACGCCTTCAGCGCCTCGGCGACGGAGTGCTTGAAGCCGGTGATGGTCAGTGCGGTGCGGCCGGCCGTCTTCAAGTCGATCGCGGCTGCGGTGTAGCGGTCGTCATCGGCAGCATCGCCCAGCGTGAGCGTCGCCGTGGTGGCGCTGTTCCAGGCCGTGGTAACCACCACGTCGCCACCGACCAGGATGGCATTGCCCGGCAGATCGATCGCAGGTTCGGCTGTGCCGTATGCGGCGATGTCGGCAAAGCCGATGGTGAGGTGCGCCACGATCAGTTCCTGGCGCGAGGCATTTTTCTTGATGGGCATGGTGTGCTCCGTTCAACAACAGGGAGAGAGAAGAAAGAAGCAGGGCTCGCGCCCTGCTCTGGCCTGCTTACTGCAGGTAGTGGTCGATGGTGAGGACGCCGAAGTCCTCGACCGACTTGTCGTAGATCGAATAGAACTCAGGCTTTAGGAGGCCGAGTCGCTTATCGACGTTGATGCCGACCTGGCTGTCGTACTGGAACTTCTTTTCCACCCAGTCACCAGGGCCCAGGTCACCCATGCCCAGCGCCTGGGCACCGCACACCAGCGTGCGCGTGCCGTTCACGTTGCCGCCTGCGCCCCACTTCGCCCCGGACGCCGCGCCCTTCGTGTGATAGACCAGGTTGAACTCGTGGATCACCGCACCGTCCACCGTCACAGACGCGCCGGTGAACCACGGAGACTTCAGGCCGTCCTTGGCCGCGACGCCGGCGAGCGCGCGCTGGAAGTCCTGATCGAGCTTGAGCGCGGCCAGGGTGCCGGGCTGCACGAACATCACGTAGTACGGCTTGCCACCGCTCATCAGAGGCTTGATGCGATGCTCCTTCGCATATGCCACCGCCTGAACGATCATCTTGTAGCTCGGCACGAACGTGGAGGCGATGATGCCGGTGTTCGATGTCACGAGCGCATTTCCGTCCCACATGAGCGAGCGCTTCGGGCTGGGAGCGCGCACGTCGCCGGCGAAAGTCAGACCAGGGAATGACGAGCCGGCCAGACGTGGAGAGCCGTCATTGTTGAACTGATAGCTGATGCCAGAGAGCGTCAGAAAAGCCAGCTGATCGACACGATTGGCCAGCCAGTAGGCCAGCTTGTCGCGGCCCTGCTCGCGAAAGTTGATGACCGTGCGCTGGTCGGCCATCTTGCCCTTGTTCTTCACGCCGTGGCTGATCTGGTCAAGCTGGATGATCTGGCTGTGAGAGTCCATCGCCTCTTCATTGCCTTCGCGCTCGTTATCACCCGCTACGCCGTCGCCAATCAGGTCCGCCACGAGCTGGATCACGCACTGCGCGCCCGCCTGGGTTTCGGACAGCTCCTTCACCACCTGGATGATGTTGTTCTCGCCCTTGCCTGCGAAGTTCTTGATGAACATCTGGTCGCGGGCCGCGCCCCAGGTCTCGCGCGCCCAGTTGAGCATCTCAGAGGGTGTCAGCGCTGCAAAATTGGTTTCCATGTCATGCTCCAATGAATTGAATTTCTTCGGGACATGACGCCGCCCACCGCGAGAGGCATGGCATGGGCGGCCACGAGCGCCGGGTGTTTCACGCCTCCCCAGGCGACAACCCTTTCGCATGACGGCCGGCATGGTGGGTGAGACCACACCGGCCCTGCGTGCTACATCTGATCGCCGCGCAGCTTCTTGCGCTCAGCTTCCGGAAGAGCCATGTACTCGTCGTCCGTCAGCTTTGCGGAATCGATCTTCGGAGCCGATGCGCGATTTCCCATACCTGCCTGCAAGGCTGCTGGCTGGAGCAGTGAATCTGCTGCACCGCGCTCATTGGCACGCTGTACCCGTATATCAACAGATGCCCCACCGGCCCGTCCATCCTTGGAGGGGGAACCATTCGGCGCAAAGCGAGGCGCAATGAGCGTCACGGCCTCGACTGTTGCCTGCTCGCGCGACATGCCGCGCTGCATGCGCACCATCACGGCACCTTCGATGGCATCGAGCGCATCCTGACCGTCCTCGGTGTCGAGCCAGGGGTATTGCTCGAGCAGCCGGTTGACCGTGGCCGCCATCTTGGACTGCTCTTGCAGGGCCGCGTTTTCCTGTGCGAATCGGGCATACGCCTGATCCTGCAGCGCCTGATTGATCTGCACGCGCAAGGCAGACGCAGCCTTCGCATCGCCGTCCAGCATGAGCTGCGCGTACTCCTCCTCTGCCGCCTCGATGCTGAAGGCCCGCTGCTGGCCGGCGGCCTGCGCGCCATTGGCACCACGGCTGCCCGCATTGCCGGCGAGCTGCGCACGCAGTTGCTCGTTCTCGGCCTCCAGCTCTTTCTTGCGCGTGTTGATCTCATTGAAGCGCGCACGTGGAATGCCGCCGCCTTTGCTGGCCACGGCGGTCTCCACCTCCTCTTCACCGCCAGCGCCTGAGTCGTCCTGTGTGCTTTGCGCGCCGGATGCGACAACGGCTGCCAACGTGTCGATGTCTGGATCGGTCGAGGTGTTGTCGCCGCGGAGGCGGCTTCGCTCTTCGGGCGGCAGGCTGAGGTAGGCGTCCTCATCGTCCTCTGCCACCGAGACGTCGTCGCCGGTTCCTGCGCCGCTCGCGTCCGAGCCGTCATCACCGGCGGGCGCCTGCAGGCGGGCCAGCAGCATTCTCAGAATGGGGTTCATTTCAATGGTCCTTTCTTGGGGTGGTTACTTCTTCGCGGGTTGCAGCGCCTGCAGCTCCTTGACCTTCTCCGCGGCCTTGGCCACGGCGGCCTTGAAGCGCTTGGGATCGTTCCGGATCTCCTGCGCCTCGGCGAGCGTGCGCATGTCGTTCTCGGCTCGCCAGTCCTTGTCCATGCCAATGGATGCGGTCTTTGCCATGTCGGTCTCCTCAGGGTTGAGTGCTATCCCGCACGCCGTCGGCAGTGAGGGTTTCAATGCCCGCCTCCTGGCCGCGCGCTGGGCTTGCGGGCGTGAGCGGATCGGTATTCGTCGGCAGTGCTACAGGCTGTAGGCCTCCGGCCGGCTGCGGCACGATGGGCGCCATGTCGTGGTCCACAGCACCTGCAGAGCGCAGGAGCCCATCCGCAAGTGCTGCCGTGGCCGGCGTCTGGGCAATGACCTGCGCCGTCTGCACGCTGCTGTATTGCGTCTTCACAGCAATGTCGGTGGCCTGCGTGTCTGTCTTGCGGGTCTGAGCTTCAATCAGACGCACCCGAGCTTCAACGGTCGGATCCGCCGGCGGCTGGTTGCCATCGATCGATGCAAGGATCTCCTCCTTGTCGGCCAGGTTGCTGTAACGCACAAGCACAGACGGCGGAATGGGGGCGCCCGCCTTGATCATCTCGAGCGCCTGCTGGAATTGGCTGTTCTGGAAAGTCACCTGCATCGGCTGCTCGGTGATCACCACGTCGTAGGTGCCGACCGTCACATCGTTGAGGTAGGTACCTGTGGCGGGGTCTGGTTTGTTGATCTCGAGCAGCGACTCCGTGGGCTTTCCGGTTTTGGAATCGGTCTCGGTGATGCGGAAAATGCGATAGCTGTCGTAGTAGCGCTGGATCAGCTTCAAGATCCGGCGCGCCAGCAGCTGCCGGGTGTAGGCCAGGTTGTCGAGCGGCACGGCGAGCTGCTGCTGGCTGGCGAACTGCTTGGACTGGATGGCCACGCCCGAGACCTCCGGACCAGCGCTGCCGCGCATGGCATCGGGAACCGTCACGTCCTTCAGGGCCTTGTCGGCCCGGTCAATCAGGCGATCAATGCCGGTGGGCACCTGGTTGGGCTGAATCTTCACGGGAGGCTTGCTGCCCTGCTTGTATTCGACCACCAGCCCTGTGCGAGCGCCATCGTTCTCGAGATCCTCCGTGTCCATGTTGGACAGCGAGTTCTCCTCAACGATCCAGCCGGAATTGGCGGCCGTGTTGACGATGTGCACTGACTGGCTCACGGCCTTGTTCAGAACCTCCTGCGGCCCGATCGCGTCATCCACCATGCCGGAGGTTTTGCCGCGGCGGAAATAGGCGAAGTACGGCACGATGGTGTAGTGCTCGTATGGGCTGTAGGTGTCGTGGAGAGTGACGGTGATGGTGCTCACAGTCCATTTCACGCGGCGATGCATGCGCCTCGCGCGCACCGCGCCGTGGGCGAGCACATCAGCGACCGAGTCCTTCGCCATGGTGGATTCGACCTGCACGTCTCCCGTGGTGGGCCACACGATGCACGGCGTCAGCTCATACACGAAGCGCTGGCGATCGATGATCCGGTAACGCTGCAGCCGGTCGTCTTTCTGCGTGCAGGCATCCAACCAGGCGCTGCGGCGGCTCTCACCGAATTTATTGCGCGCAACCTCATCATCCAGCTCGCCAAAGTCAGGGCCAGCGTCATTGCTCTGCTCCGCCTTGTCGCGCGCGCTCTTGCCGTACACCTGCTCGATCTCATCCAGC